AACCACTAACGGACTTAATCAGATGAATATACTGTCTTATCATCTGCCGGTCACTTTTCAACCCCCTTCAAAATGTCGAGGTAATCTGCGGGTTACCAGTCAGGTAAACGTCTTGGGCGCCATAGGCTACGAGCTGCATCAAACCACCTCCAGTCATTTTCTATACCTTCAGAACACAAAATAATTTTGGCCAACCGCGCGTTTTTTACTTTTTTGGTCTTGTGCCGTAGAATACACTTTTCTAAAAGAATGCCTCTGCCGGACATCTCCCCTTAAAATTGAAAGACACGACCTCTTTCCAAACTTCAAACCATCATGGCTGCCATCACAAAAGAGAAACCCAAACGGGTCCGTGCGAAGTGCGAACATGGCAAGGAACCCTACCACTGTGTCCCATGTGGTGGAAAGGGAATCTGCGAACATCAACAACGAAAGACAACCTGTATCCAATGCAAAGGATCAGGCATCTGTGAGCATGAGCGGATTCGCTCTCAATGCGTCCCTTGTAAAGGGAGCCGTATCTGTGAGCATGATCGGATCAAATCTACGTGTAAGGAGTGCAAAGGAAGCCAAATATGCAAACATGGACGGCATCGGAATGTGTGTAAAGAGTGCGGTGGAGCATCCGTGTGCGAGCATGATCGATATCGATATTCGTGCACAGAATGCAAAGGAGCCGGAATATGTGATCATGGAAAACGAAAACAGTGCTGCAGTGAATGTGGAGGAGCCTCCTTGTGCGAACATGGACGTCAACGCTCTCAATGCAAACCCTGTGGCGGATCCTCGTATTGCGAACATGACCTCTTTCGTAACACTTGTATCATCTGCACACCCGAGGTAGCCTGTCAGAATTGTCGTATGGTGTATGTTGGTGGAATCCTTTCCCGATGGAAACCCTACTGTTTTCGGTGCCACTGTGTGCTTCATCCAGATGAGGACATTCCGAGACGATTTCGCTTGAAAGAGCATGTCATTATGGAAGCCATCAAGGAGCGCTATGGAGAGAGCCTCACGATCGTATGTGACAAGAAGATTGAAGGAGGATGCTCTCGGCGACGACCCGACCTTTTCATCGATCTAGGATCTCATTGTATCATCATTGAAGTGGATGAGAATCAACATCGTCAGTATTCCTGTGAGGAAAAGCGGATGATCGATCTGTATGAGGATATTGGATTTCGGAAGGTGGTGTTTCTGCGGTTTAATCCCGACTCCTATGTGGGGACACTTCGTTTCCCCACACCCCTCTCCATAGGAACACGACACCCCTCTCCCTTTTCCTTTACGGAAGCAGGAACACTTTCGGTAGATCAAAAAGAGTTCGATCATCGCATGCAACTCTTGAATGAACGCATACAGGTATGGACAGAGACCGAGCCTGAAGAACAATGGACCGTGGAGTATCTCTTCTACAATATGGGCGGGGGACACTTCGAACACTTCGTAAACCCCGTGCCCCCTCTCCATTAGCAAACAGTGTGTCTCCACGAGAGAGGGGTGTGGGGACACCGAGCCGAAGGCGACAGTGTGTCTCCACAGGGTTTAAAAACCCCCTTCTGTTACCGTGTAACGGTCATGAGTGATAGCGCATTTTTTAAGGTGAAAAATTCAAAGCGAAGTAATCCCGAAGCGCGAACCACATTAGATGCTATCCATCATCAGCGTATTCAGCAGATGGCGGAGCAAAAAGACAATATTGGCGAATTCAAAGAGGAGCTCGCACAACTGAATGAAAAAATCGGACGTGCCACCACCGATATGGAATTGTGGAAACTAGAACGAGACAAGGAGCGGCTCGAGAAACGAATCAAAACGATTGAAGACGGCACCGATGTCATGGATTATTATCTGAGAACAGGTGATATCCTATACAATTACTATGACATTCAGGACCAAATCCAACAAGGGACCCAGACCTATTCTGCAAACAAGGCGAAGCCAGGATCCATTTTGGCCATTCTAGAGGAGGTGGCATTGGAAGAGGGGAAGTCCACTGTTGTGGCAGATTCAGGAAAGAAGGGATTTCAACGAAATCAATTGCTGAATGATTATCTTCAACTGGAAGATCCTTCGATGGCCCGTATGACTGTGGAAGAATACGATGATCCATGGACACAATGTGAGCACTGTGGAAGTGAGATGATCATGTGTCTAAATGAGGCAAATCTAACGTGTTCTACCTGTGGAAAGCAGGAATTTATCCTTGTAGATAGTGATAAGCCCTCGTATAAGGATCCGCCTCGTGAGGTTTGTTATTATGCGTATAAGAAGATTAATCATTTTAATGAATGGTTGGCGCAATTTCAGGCCAAAGAGAGCACAGAGATTCCCTCGGACGTCTATGATGCCATTTTAGTTCAATTGAAGAAGGAGCGGATGACCAATATGGGAACCTTGAAGCCCACCAAACTTCGCGAGATTCTTCGAAAGATGAAATGCTCCAAATATTATGAGCATATTCCCCATATTATTAATCGCCTGAATGGCCAACATGCCCCCTTTATGTCACGGGAAGACGAGGAGAAACTGCGTCATATGTTTCGTGAGATTCAACCGTCGTTTAAAAAGCACTGCCCGAAAGGTCGTCGCAATTTCTTGTCGTATGGATATGTTCTCTATAAATTCTGCGAGTTGCTGGAGATGGATGAATATTTGGCATGCTTTCCGCTGTTGAAAAATCGAGATAAACTGTATTTGCAGGATAAGACGTGGCAGCTTATCTGTCAGGACCAGGGGTGGCAATACCTGCGGACGTGTTAAAGATTTAGAAAATTTCTCGTTATTTCTAACAAAATTGACAGATTGGTAAAAACTTGGAAAAGGTATTAGACAAAAAACTAAGACCTAAAGAGTGGTGGACTGAGATAGATAGGAACCATGGCGGAACAAATGGCACGCATCTATCGTCTTCTGTGTGAAGATGGTCACTATTACATAGGAGCAACTACGCAGCCCCTCTTATTGCGGTTAAAGAATCACAAGCACCTCTCCAAGACAACTCTGAATAAAGTCTATACTCACCTGAACAAAGTGGGATGGGATCATATCACTATCGAATTGGTAGAGGAATGTCTTTCTACCGAGAAAAAGACTCGCTTACAGCACCACATTGATTCTCATAAGGACGACTCACTTTGTTTGAATTTCCTTGAGATGAATATGTATCGGCGTGGTAAAATCTACTCCATGAAATGCGAAGATGGCCATTATTACATCGGCTCTACTATACAATCTCTCTCCGCATGCTTCCAGCATCACAAAGAGCTTTCAAAAACACATGACGCGCGTGTCTATGAACATTGTAAACAAGTGGGTTGGGAGAATATCACGATGGAATTATTAGAAGAGTATCCGTGTGATTCCAAGAAAGAATTAGATGAAAGAATGAATCACCATCTTCTCTCGCATGAAATGGACTTTCTCTGTTTAAATCATGAGTTGGACATGAGTTCTGAATTCGAGGAGATGTCGAATGATCATGCGGACCCCTTAGAGGATCCATATGATAGTGATGACTCTCTCGAGCACGACGATTCAGAAGATCGCTATCAGCATGGCAAGATATACAGACTAGTATGTGAGGATTCGCACTTTTACATTGGATCGACTGTGACATCGTTGGAAAAACGGTTTGGATGTCATCTGTATTCAATTAAACATCGAATGTATGGTGGAAAATATGCTCATTTGTATACGATTCCTATCAATGAGATCCACATTGAACTTCTTGAACGCTTTCCATGCGATACACGAGCACAATTGCGGAAGAGAGAAAATGGTCATATTAGTCTCTATAAAGACGACCCTCTCTGTATGAATACATATCGCGCCTATCGTGAGGAAGACGATAAGAAAAGATATGATGCAGCATACTACAGAAATAATAGAGAATCTATAAAGAAGGCCCAACAGCAATACTACGAAGAGAATCGAGAGAGGATCCGTGCCTATCACGTCCGATATTCGGAAGAGCATCCCGATCGGATTGCAGCCTGCCAGGCCGCCTACAAAGCCTCCCGCCGTAAAGAGCTTGCTGAAAAACAACGC